AGATTTTCACGAGTATCATGCTCAGAATTATGCTGCTGTAAAGCCTACTATTGATGCTGGTGGGCAGATGATCATGGGGAGTACGTCTAACAAGCGTGAGATGGGGTCATTGTTTAAGGAGTTATACAGAGGGTCGCCTGATAATGGGTGGTCTACTGTATTTGTTCCTTGGAATGCAAGACCGGGTCGTGATGAGAAGTGGTATGAGTATGTAAAGAGTGGAGTACCTACTAACGAATTGCAGGGGATGAGTCCTGAGCAGTTCATGGAGCAGGAGTATCCGGGTGATGAGCAGGAGGCATTAGCGCCACCTAGGGCGCAGTCGATATTTGATCGTGACATGATTGCAGGTATGATGGAAGACTGTTGCGATCCTATCCGCACTGTTGGTGCTGCTAAGATCTATCAGGAGCCTAGGGCATCTAGGCGTTATGTGGCAGGTACGGACGTTGCTTCAGGGGTAGGGATGGATTATTCGGTAACGGTGGTAGTGGATGCTGCCAGTGGGTATGTAGTGGCAGATCTGGTAACGAACACGATACAGCCGGAAGATTTTTCTGCTGCGTCTATGAAGTTACTTGAGGAGTATGACAATCCTGACTGGGGGATTGAAAATAATTTCTCTGATACGGTACTTACAGTTGCGAGGGATATGAATTATCCTAAG